TAATTATATATGGATTGTTAATTTCATGTTATGATTATAAAGGTGCAAGTTTTGATATTATTAATATTTGCTTAACAAGATTAGTATATGAACAAATTTTTACAGAAGCTTTAAAAATATTAAGTGATTGTACCAAATTAGTAGAATCAAATAAAAGATATATAAATTATATTGAATTTTTTACTGATTGGATAAAGTATAAAAAAGAATTAATTAAAAATAATAAAATTAAATCATTTAATTATAAGTATAATGAAAAAAATAATAATTTAAAACAAGATATTTATACTGAAAAAAATGAATCATGTCATAGAAAATGGATAAATGATTTTTTTGTTGGAGTCAGAGTTAATGGTATACATTATGTTTCAGAACTTAATACACCAGTTTATATTGCAGATTTTAATGCACCAACATATGATTATTTCACAAAAGATGCATATTTACAAGACATATCAAATTCAGTTGATAATACTTATTCAGGTATATTTACATCAATTGTCAGATTAAATACAACAGATTACAAAGGTGAATCAGTTTTAAAAATAGCACAAGTTTTAGGTAGTCAAAAAAGATTAAGAGGTTCAGAAAGTACAATAGGTATAAAAGCAGTATTATACAAAATGAGATCATATCCAATGATACATGAAGCACAATCACTATTAACAAATAATGCATATGGTAGTTTAACAATTAATACAATAGGTCATACTAGATTTCCAAATATATATCCATTAAGTAACAATCTTATACCAACAACAGCAATTAATGCTAGAGCAATATGTTGGAATGATCTTGTTATAGAATATCATAGAGGATCACCAACATGGGATGTAAATTATAGACTTGATACATTAGGTAAAACAACAGCAGTAGTATTTATTAGACAAGATGAAATAAGTAAAGGTAATTATAATGCTTATTGGACATTAATGCATTTACCATATCCATTTATGATTCCAGATCACAGAAGAGCATGGCATTCAATAACTGGTGATTTTAATTCAGGTATTCAAAATTTTTATATTAATAATTTAAGTTTATTAAAAATTCAAGAATTAACATCAGGTTTAAGAGTATTATTTGTTTTTGATTATGGACAAACACCAGATGTAAATAGTAATGTAACTTTAACAATAGGTAATGTTCTTGTTAATTCATGGACAAACAGACCAAATGGTGGTGCAGATGCAAATATAATAGGTGCTTTAGATAATTTAACTGGATGTATGAATCAAGAAATTACAGATCCAAAATCATTTAGACAAAATATTGATTATGTTATTGAAAAATTTTATAGATATTATGCAACATATGGTTTTACATATAAAGTAACAGAATTATTACGTGAATTTAGTTTAAAATATGTTAATGTAACAACTGGTATTAATTCAACAAATAGAACAAATAATGATATTTATAGAAGAATAGAAAAATCAGCAATAAATATAGAATATGATCAAATTTATACAGAAGCTTCATATACAATAGCACAAGCAACAGGTATACTTCATTGTATGACATCAGCAACAGGTATAATTCCAGCAGTGGTTTATGATGCAAGAAATAATACAGTTAATCATTTTAGTTTAGCTCATTTTAATCCAATTAGATATTTATTAAAAAGTGTTAAATATATAGTAGAAGATAATATTAATGAAGAAATGGAAAACAATCCATTTTGGGATGGTTTAAGAACTTTATCTTTTGCTCATAAATTATCATTTGAACATGCAGCTTTTTGTGATGAAAAATATTATAGATGTCATATGCCAATGATGTTATTTATTGATCCTTGGAACACAGCATCAGCTTTAATTTATAGAAAACATTTCAGACACAAAAAAAGAGCAATATATAATTTAAATTCTGCAAGTACCTTTTTATTAAATGGTAATGAATTAAATGTAGAAATGAGAACTTTTAACGGTAATATAGCAGCTATATTAGCTTATGATTTTGATCCAGTACATTGGGTTATGGTTAAAAGAACAAATGAATATTATATAATAAAATATTATGGTGATGCAGGTGTCATCAAAGAAATAGATCAAAATAAACTTTATATTGGATTTCAAGCTTTAATGTATATAAAAAATATGTCAATACAAAGAAATGTTAATGCATCAGATTGGTTAAGATTTAGATTAGATCCAGATTATTACAGCAACAATCAAATTAAATTATTCACTAATGAGAGTGGTTTACAAATTCAAAATTGGTATCAATATTTTTTATATTTACATCAATTAATGCAAAGATTAGAATATACATCATTTAATGCTTTAGTTAATAATCATGTAACATGGACATCATGGTCATTAGATTTAGCTTTACCTTTAACATTTAATAATTTTGATTTCATGGATCAATGGTGTAGTTTTAATAGAAATTTTAGAAATTCATTATATGATAACAAACATGCTATTAATGGTAATGGTTTAATACCACAAAGAATGGCTTTTCCGTTGTTTTTCATTCCAAATGAAAATCAAGTCTGGTCAATTCAATTTAAAGTTAATAGTTATCAAATATTTTATAATCATAATTTTGAAGGATTAAGATTTCATCCTTGGAAATTTATTGCATTAACAGGAGAAAATGAAATGGATAATAAAGATCAAGAAAGATCAAATAGTTTAAATCAAGTTCTTGATTTAAACAATAAATTTTTAAGTTTTTAAATACAAAGAAAACTGATTTTATTAAATTCATGTTTAGAAATCTAATTGATACTACAGATTATCAAGCAGATATAAATTTAGATAGTGTTAACATAGCCTTGGGTAACACTTTAGATAAAAAAGAATTTAATAAAAAACGTGAGCAAATCAGGTCAATATTATTTAGTAAATTAAATACAGGAGAAGTATTTTGGTATAATTCACAACCTACTAGGGATTATAGATCAAGAAGAAGATATAGGTTGGAAAATAACCAGCTGTTATTTAATAATATGGCTATAGATTGGAACACAGGTTTTAGTTTAGCATACAGATGTTTACAGGAGAGTGTAAAAGATAAATGGTTAGGTGAATTGGATTATTTCGGTATTCGAACAATTACAGATGAAAGATTTTTAAGAGATTACTTGTCGAAAATATCAGAATTATATTTTAGCAGCGGCAGACATATAAATTATTGGAAATTTTTTGTTGGATTAGAGTTATTAGGTGATTACCACATAACAAGCAACGATATTATTGTGGATGATGTTGGAGCTTGGTTCTTGGAAGGTGATACTTATATAACTAAAACTACATTAAAAGAAGAAGACCGGTATAATCAATTTTCCTTTCATAGTGAAAAAATTATTTCAAAATTAAAATTAAATAAAAGTTCAGAAACAGTTAAAGATTTTTTTGATAATAGAAAAATGGACTTAGGTAAAGGTGGAGCTACCACATTTTTATATGATAAAGATTTAAAGAAAAATAAATGGAATACTGCATTACATTTAAATTATAAAGAATTCAAAAATATGATAAAAAATTATGATTATAATACATCAAAAGTTTTCATTAAAAGAGAAGGTAAAAAACCAAGATTAGTAGTTAATGGAGACACAAGATTTAATATTGTAGGAGATATATTAATGCGTTTTATTGCAGATAAAAATAATGAATCAGATTTAAGTTTTCAATTAGATTCCGATACATTGTATCAAGAATATTTGGAAGATTGCTTATTATTAAGGAAAGGATTCATTGCATTTCCAGTTGATCAAAGTAAATTTGATCACAAAATAACATTACAAATGCAAAGTATATTGATGAAACACTTTATTAACAGAATTAAAAGTAATATGATAATAGATGATAAAGATATGGATGATATTTATAAATTATGTGAAAATGCGTTTTTACATCATAAGATTGAACTACCTAATGGAGATAGCTTTTTTGCAAAAAAAGGTTTACCTTCAGGAAGTAGGTTCACAATACTTTTTGGATCAATTATATCAGCCACATTATTTGAAATGGCAAAAGAGGTTTCAGGTGTTAAACCAATTAAAGGAAAATTTAATGGTGATGATGTTAATTGTTTCTTAAAAGATGAATTTGATGCAAAGTATTTTTCAGAGGCATATATAAAAATAGGTGTTGGTTTTCATCCAAGTAAAACATATATTTCAAGATATTATTCAGAATATTTACGTAAATTAATAACACATAATAGTATTGAAGGTTATCCGTTGAGATCAATTCATACTGTATTGATAAGTAATCCGGCAAAGGGAGTAGTGGGATGGCAAGACTTAGAAATACAGACCATGGTTGAATCACGGCTTAATCTATATTATAG